TGGTTGTGGGTTAGTAGCCGACTGAGTATGCCCAGTCCTCGATGCGGTGCAGGATGCTGTCGGGTATATCGTACTGACGGGCTCCGCAGGCTGTGGTGATGTAGCATTGATCGAATGCGGATTGCATACTGCCAGAGCAGCTGCCCTTCGATATCCAGCCTTGTGTGCTTGGCTCGTTGTCGGTGTCGATCTCGACTTCGCAGAGGTAGCCGTTAATGATCTTCGTGTGTTTGTGTGCTTTGTGTACTGTTATCATGTTGGTTTTGGTTGGTTGGTGGCGAGTACTTTACTAATGTCTTGATGATCTACGCAGACGGCATGTATTCATCTGCTGCTAGGATGAGCGACTTTGCATCTTTGATCCTGAGGTAGACTTGCGGGACATCATAGACGGCAACATCAGGTCTGGCCCAAAGTACGAAGCTGCTGTACTTGTACGGGTTGTAGGTAATCTCTATGTCATACCAGTCTGCTACGTCAGTGTCGATTGTGCCTACCATGTAAGCATGGACATTCTTGCGCTGCTCCCTGATGACACGTTGTCGGCCAGCCTCGGACACCTTACAAGTGACGTCTCGAAGAGCGATGCGGTAGGCATGACCCACAACGAGACCGTTCTGCTGTACGGAGTAACACTTGCGGTGCAAGTTGAAGTACACCTTGACGGGCTTTGTGGCATCGAAAGGGTGCTTAGAATTGAAGGTAATGTCGTGCATAATTTTTGATTGGCGAGAAGTGCCACTTTACTAATGTCTTGATTGTACTACGCAGACAGTGCGCTGTGTGGGTTATGTGATGGTCTCATCAGTGGCAGAGAGACTGCCAGACGCCTTGCAGCGTTTCGACCTGTAGGTAATGCTTAGCCGATCTTGATTGTGAAGCCGCTGTTGTCGCTTCGTGCATCGCCTTTAGCTCGGAGGCCGACAAACACACCGTCTTTATCGAGGAACCGTAGGTCTGTCTTGTCACCGTCAACAACTTCGTGGTCACCGTAGGTCTCTGGCAACTCATCGGCTTTGGCTGTCGAGAATACGGCAGCTACGTTGCCTCCTGATGCTAGCACTGCAGCTACGGCTTCGTCATTACACTCGGACTTACTGAATGTAAGGTGGTAGTTGGCTGGCATTTTACCTTCGGCATATGCAATCGCTCGGCTCGGCACTTTAGTGTAGTCGTAAAACGCTACAGATGGGAACCGCTCCATCAAAGTGATGCCAAGCTCACCCTTTAGCCTCTCCCATGGCAGGTCACTTGTGCCGTTTAACCGTACCGCTGGTATCATGCCTACCTTGGCTGCTTTGGTCACGATCTTTTGGATGTCGACGGCCAGCTGTTCAACGAACCCTTTAGGGTCGGCGAGGAATTTGTGGGTCTTGGCTATTCTAGCCTTCACTACCGATTGCATCTTGCCTCGGCCAGCTGAGTACAAGCATACTGCTTTGCAGCCCTCGGATGCCATCGGACAGAGGTTGACTTTGTCACTGGCCTCGTTGGCTGGAGCAAGGTACAGAATACCTGTAAGGTAACCAGCTGAGTCACCTTTGCGAGTTTTAGCGTCGGCATTCACCGATAGGAGTGTTGTGTTGACTGTGATCATAATTTTTGGTCGGCGAGAATTGCCACTTTACTTTTGTCTTGATTGTACTAGGCAGACAGCGTGGGCTAGTACGTTTCGCCTATTGCTACGGTGAGAGTACCTTTCAGGTAACGGTAATCGCCGATATCGTCTTCGTTGTGGCATTCATACCTAGCTTCGCTACGGTCATAGCATTGTTTCATCAGCATAGGGCCGAAAGGTTTGCCATTACGTAGTCGGCGGAAAAACTCACCGTTTGGAAGCTTGGATAGTGTGGATGTGGTGTATGTCATAGTTGTGATGATGTGTGGTTTATGTGTGCTGATGGTCTCATCAGTGACGTAGTAAACGCCAGACGGCTTTGACGCCGTTTCGACCTCTAGCGCTTCGGCCTTTCGGCGTCGGCTATCCACTGGCCTAGCTGAGCCCTTGCCATGTCAGTGCCGTGCCTCTGTATATCTACATGATAGCTGACCTTGTGACCCTTGTTTGTGAGGCTAGCAAAGTGGATGTCATAGCCGTAGGTGAAACGTAACTTCGTTAATGCCCAGCCTAGGCAGCTCATCTGATGGATGAAGGTCACTAAAGTGCTGTCGAGATCGGACTGTGTTGTGCTTTCGGTGGATGTCATAGTATGTGTCATAGTGTGTGTTTTCTGTGTGGGATTGGAATAGTGTGGAAATAGGCAGGCTTACCAAATGCAGGCCTCAGCCTCACTGCGTTGCTCGGCCTTGACCTCCATGAATTGCTTTACATCTTCGATGGTGTCGAACCGCTCAAGGATGTCATCCTCGTTCATGCATTCAATGATGCAATCGCCTCCTACTTCGTACTTGTGATAGGCAATGGCCTTGACCTCGGCAACGAAGTCGATTTTACTACGTAATAAAGCCTCTTGAGCCCTCAATTCGCAGATGGTATCACTGAAAATGGAACGTAGTTCAGTGTCGCCACAGGTTTTGCCTAGGATGGAACGTAGTTGCTTACGGATGTCGTTGAGTGTGTTTCGTAGGGTCATAGTATGTGTCATAGTGTGGATGATGTGGATGATGTGGAGGATTACTGGCCCACTATGCTTTCGCTATAGGTGGTCTTGGATGTGGTCGGTGCTGAGTAGAATGATGCAGCATAAACGGCTTCGGCAAGCTCCTCATAGAGTAGGTCGAGCTTAAGTGCTTGCACTGCGGTTTGGCAGGCTTGGCGTCGCACCTTCCAGTCGATACGTAGTGTGTCTGTACCATCTTCGATATAGCAGTCGAGTCGAATCCAGCCGTCTAGCTCATCAGAATTGCCGAAGCATAGCATCAGAGATGTAGGCCCTACGTCGCCCTCTGTGATAGAAGCGGTATATGCATTGAGTTCGACGTCGAGAATGGTACGGAAAGCCTCGAACGGAGTTAGTGTGGATGATGTGGATGTCATGGATGTCATAGTGTGGATGATGTGGATGATGTGCCGTGATTGGCGGTGTGTTTGAGAGGTGAAAAGAACGATGTTGCCCCATCATTATAACAAGGCTGTCAAGTTTCAGGCCCTTGTTTTACCGATGACCCTTTTTTTCCTGCGCGATACCCTGTGCATAATGCGGTCGGTATCATGCCAAAAGGTAAGAAATAATTTGCAGACTTTTGCTACTTTCGGAGCTGGTCTTTCAGCGCGAAACCCTACGCATTATGCGACCAGTTTCATACGAAGACATCTGTGCCAGCGAGCGCGCTCCAACTTGTTGGCAAACAAAAAACACTGGTTAACAAACAAACGTGTCAATCCAACAGCCAAGATCGGTGGAAATCTCATGCGCCTGTCATCATCCGCCATGATCCGTCATGATGTGCGGCTGCAGGAACTGTGGCACAATACATATTATGTCTAATTGCACCCTAATTTGCCTCGTGATCGCACATGCGGAGGCATTATGCGCCCACGCGACGAGATCGAAGGGGCATAGGGGGCGGGTTCGTTTCTCGCAGCGATATATACCCTCTCGTAAATTTCCAACAAAACTCAGCACATGTTCCTAATGTGGAAAACCCCCCTAGAAAGTCGAAACTCCCTAGAGGGGCCACACATATATACACACACGTATAACAAATTGATTACATCCAAGAGGATGTGTTGTTGTTCTTCCTACCGTAGTAAATGTTTTTAAAGTTGTCTAGCTCATTATTGAGTAAATCGACCTTTCTATCGGCCATTTTCTCTTCTGCAGTCTGTGCCATTTGTTCTACCCAGTAGTTACAGGCTATAGATAGAGCATCTAGACGGTCATCATGACGGAGAGCGCCTCTTCCTGAGGTAACTCTGGTCATCTGATGGAACAACATGTAGTGCAATTGTGACTCAGCTGGGTGTACTTGTGCCGTTTTGTAGTCATTCTCTACAACTTTAGGGTCTATAACAAGGCGGTGGCCTGCCATTAAAGGTTCTAAAGTGTCGATAATGCGTTTCTCTTTCTGCACATTGTGCCTAACTTCCTCAATACTTACGGGATAGTCTCGTTTAAATACAGGAGAGATGAGAGAAGTGAACATACCGTCACCGAAATTCGACTCTATTATGATGGCATTGACCTTATTTCTCTTAGCAATGCGAACAAGTTCTGTTAAAGCTTTCTCTTCATAGCCACCAGTAACACCACCAGCTTCGGGAACATATAGAGTACCGTTAAGCATCTTTACGACAGCATAACCAGTTTCATCTTTACCACGACCAGAGGGGTCAATAGACATAACAGAACCAGTATAGGGGATCATGTCTCCTATGATTTTCATTGGTCGATAGAAACGATCACCACGAAGACCGACACAGGGGAGATTAGTCCACTCTAGGTCTGGTGATTGTGACCATACTAGCTTCTCAGGCGCTACGTCAGGATCGACATCATGAATAAGTAGATTACCTAGTTTTAGTGGGTAGCGATCAACATCAGACAGAGCTGTATTAAGCATAAATTGTAGTGCATACCCTGCTGAACCATAGGATATCTTACGTTCATTAAGGTCGAAATCAGTGAAGCGACTAGGCTCAGTGGCCATACCTTCGGCTTCATCTATACATAGACTGGACACGCTGCCGTTATAGACTAGTTCGTTCTTCTTTTCTGATATGGTTTCTGACGTCCATACCTTTAGATTATACCCACGCTCTCCTAGCTTTCTGTACACTGAGTCCTCACATTGTGGAGTTCCTAGAAACATGATCTTGGCGTCTGCTGTCGGTTTAAGGATAGCATCGAACTCCTTGATCTGTTCACTCAGTTTATCCCGCATTGCCTGTGTAGCTGAGTTTGTAGGGACTTCAATATCATCAGCGATAATGAGATCAGCACGGCTACCAGTTAGCTGGGAGGTGATCCCCAATGACTTAACAGAGGGGGCGTGGGATGCTGGTGCGGGGCCAACATCAAAAGATACCTTACTAAACCGTTGATCGTTCTTAGGTTTAAGGTGTTGTAAGAGCGGCAGCTCATGCATCAGCCTCAGAGTAAACGTAGAGAAGTCATCAGCACGTGTCTTAGACGCAGAGATAACAAGTATGTTTTTACTAGGGTCTAGCAGCAGCTGATGCGTTACAAAGGCAGAACAGATCCAACTCTTACCCACACCACGAAAACCTTGAATAACACCGCGCTTAGGGCCGTGTTGCATGAAGTTTGCAATGTCGTACTGGATAGGAGTTGGATCACGTTTGATCTGCTCAAGAGCATGCCATACGTAATACAAGAAGTTCCTAAAGTCCTTTAGCTTCTCTGGTATCTGAGTCTGAGTATTCATCAAATGGTAGGATATCAACAAGCCCAGATAGTGGGCTACTCTCAGTAATACTGCAAGTAATTTGATTGTCTCTTAGCAATTGACGTGCAACTCCTAGATGCCCTGACGTGGCTTCTCCATTCTTGATTTGTTCAATAAGGTCAGCGATAGTCAGAGTCATTAACTCTTCTAATAGATCTTTGTTTTTATCTTCCATAATAATTATTGTTCTAGTAGGCCAGAAAGGGCGTCTTCATTGGCTCCTCGTTTTGCAAGTGTCTTAGCCTTTCTTAGGTCTTGATACTTCTTACGGATATCTGGAAACTCTTCCATCATTTTAGTAAGACCAGCAGAGCGGTACTTGCCCATTACTTTATTGATAAGATCAACACGAGGGCTCTTAAAGCCTGCTTCAGAGTAGGGGCTTAGCTTGCGGTACTTACCAGACCTAATAAGACGTTCTAGCTCTTGTCTCATTGTACGTCCTCTTACCTTTGTTTCACCCATCAACTGTAAACGACGATCATGTGCTGTTTGTCCTTTTTCATTTACATATTCGTCTAGATCGATCATACGATCCAGCTTAGTGCTAGGATTAGAGAAGCCGTGTTCAAGCGTTGCTAGTTCTTCAAAAACAACATCACCATCACGAGTAGACATAGCTGAAGGGTTGAAAGGGCCTACAAACTTGTACTGCTCTTTAATGATAGGCTCTCCTAGGATATTACGCTTCGGATCGAGGCGGTCGTTGCCCATAGGAAGCTTCTTCATAATAGCGTCTCCAATATTACGTACTTCACGAGTAGTTGTATCACCACCAAGGGATTGACCTTGATAAAGGATATTAGGAACAAAGCCACCAGCAAGATTGTTGATCATCTTCTCCATTTTGTTTTCAGGATCAGACAACGCATCAGATAGCAGCTGAAGACCAGCAAGATAAGACTTGTCAGTTAAGTTACGAGTCATTGACACAGTAGCTGCGGCAAAGACCTGCTCACCCACAGAGGTGTTAAGATCGCCTCCCTGTTCAAGCTGCTCAACCAAATCAACAAGGACACCAAAGTGTGTGCCTAAAGGATCCATGCCAGAGAAACTAGCATACTTGTTTCCGATGTGGAATGAGTAACGCTGCCACCCTGTTTGTTCCAAGGTCTTCATTTCTCCTACATCCTTTGGCCCGCCGCCAGTGATAAGATCACGGTTGGCCATAATCATGTACAGAAGTGAACTGTTAATCATAACAGACGTACTAATCTTACCGATGGCCCTAGCTTTAGCAATCGGGTCACGGCTTTCTAGCTCTGCTCTCAT